GCGCCCGCGTCGGATTTTCAGAAATTTTGTATTTATGTCGGTCGAGCTCTGTGACTACTGAGTCATAGACGCGCAGGAAGGCCTCGCGGTCTCCGTTTGTATGCATGTCGTAGGCCGCCGCCCCAAGTTTTTCCAAAGTTTTTTTCAGTGCTTCTGGTACCTGTATTTCTGTTTGGGTACCAAAGTGGGCATCTCTTTGTAGGGTCATATAAATACCCCAAGCAGAATACCCATCTAAATGTGGGGGTATTTCTGTTTGGGCATCTATTGCAGCACGACGCACCTCGCCAGGCCCTGGCATGAACTTCGCATACACGGCTAAATTGACAAATGCATTCCAGGTGGTGTCTTTATCTAGATCCTCGAGGATTGCATACCAAGATCTGTACGTTGCCTGCTTATCTTGCTCGTACAGAACTTTGTTGTAGGCCGCATATATCTGGTCGACAATCTCAACCAACTCTTCTTTCGTCAAGGCCGCCCCTTTCTTTTAAATAGATTTATCTGAAATCAGAATGGATCAGAACCACGCTCTTCCACCGCCGTGGAATTACCATCCGGCAAGAAGCTCAAGAATCTCTCTACGTGCTCAGCGTCACGGAGGATGAGCTCGATCTCGTTGTAGACCTTACGAGAAGCGTTGCGACCCATATGAAAGTCTGAATGAGTGCACCCAGTGATGGCGTCTTTACAATTCTCTTTGCCGAACAAATGAATTGCGTTGCCGATTGCGATGTAGCGTTTATGGTCTAATACTGAAACACGCTTTTTAAAGGTCGAAACCCAAAAATCAAAAACTTCTTTGATTTCTTCTTCCGAAACTTGTTTTGCATTTTCAGTTTTTGCTTTTGTAGCAGAAGATATTCCTCGTCCCATAGTTTCTTGATACTACATTACGCGGGATGAGAATTTCAACCAATCTCTGATAGAGATTTCAACGACTAAAAACTAGTGAGAAAAGAGTCTTTCTGAAGACCCATCTTTGGAGGGGGTGTGGGGGAACCTTTTCCGATAGACTCTGTGGGCGGGCATGACAAACTAGACCTCGGGTTTTCGGGTCGTAGGTGTCTTGGTGGTGTGGGCCCACTAAGTTGTGAGAAGAACATAGCAGCTCTTCCACCACCGTCGCAAGCAATTACCCAAAATTTCTTTCGAGTTTTTTCTCGCGGCCTTCTGGATAAATCTATCCAGGGTTACACGTTGCGGTGGCGGGGCTGTGATAAGTTATTGCAGCTGACAAGGGTCCCCCTTTCCCCTTGGAAAGCTGAATCCCGGGTTGAGCTCAGTGCGTTTGCGGGTGTAGGTGGCGCGCCGAGCTCCCCGGGATTCTTTACGTACTTATTTATTTCTTTGGAACTTTCGGCGGCGGCAGCTGGCCGCCGTCTTCGGCCGCCAACTTCTCGAGAACTCCTGAATTATTCTCGATGACGCGGTCGAACAGATCGAGCATTTCTTCGCTCATTTTCTGGTTCTGCTTTTTCTGGAAAAGACTGATCAGCTTCGCTGGCACCGCAAACATCGCGACGCCTCCAATTGCATTCCAGTAGTCGACATCGAAAGATCGCATGCGGCCAGTGAACTGGTTTTCTGAATAAAGAGCAAAAACATCTACAGCAAAATAAATGAGTGTGCCGGTGATGAAGATGTTTGCAATCAGGGCGGCCAGCACTGCAGCAAAAGCCAATATTTTATTTTCCATTTTGGTCCTCCAGGGATTGGATCCCAGCTGCCGGTTCGGCCGCTAGAAAATGATTTTTTCCATTTAATTGAATTTTTATCTTTGGCCTGTTTAATTCGAATAGTCTAATTCGCAGGGATTTAGGATTTCTCTTCCGCCACCGACGGCAACTCGAGCTGGAACCATTCGACCTCAACCATCATTCCGATGGCACAGTAGTTAATTACGTCCATGTAATTATCGCGAAGTGATTCGTTCTTCGGAGCTGCAGCGCGGCGTGCCAAATTTTCCAATCTTGCAATTTTGTCGTGCACTCTGACTAAGAGTCCTATCCGCCCAAAACGCAAAATATTGTCGTGGCCATAATCCTTTTGTTTTGAGATGATGACATCGAGGAGCTCTCGAGTAGTTATTTCTGGTTTTGCATATTTTCTTGATGCAATCCAGGCAACAGCTCCAAGAGTTTTCCAGTACTCGGCGTAACCAGTACCTGGTGGAAAATCTCCTTTTTCAGAAATATTGATCATCTGATCCAGGAGGCGGCGCATCTCTGTGAGCCCGCCGGGAATATCTGTTTCTGCAGATTTTTGGATGGCCGCCAGACATCGGCTGGCCGCCTCGTCCCAGTACTCAGGTTCTGGTTCTTGATGCCAGAATAAAATCTCTTCCACCACCGTCATGTTATACAGCTCCTCTTTTTAAAATGTTCTCGGGTCGGCGCGGTGCTTCTCCACAGCCGCGTGCATCAGGTCACTCATGAAGTCATCCCACATCTGGTCAGCCGCAGCCCCGTCCCCCTCGTCATCCATGGACTCGCAAGCGCGGATTTTTTCCTCAAGATAATCTCGCGAGATGGCTGCCAGGATTGAGACTGAGCTCGAGGTCGGGAAAAGAACAATTTCATTTTTCCAATTAACCAGCTCCGGCTCCAGGTGAAGGATCGTGACTGAGAACTCGCCGTCGGTACCGACCAATAGGATGTTCTCCTCCCCCCGCGCTGCAGCATTCAGCTCTTCTTTAATTCTTAGCGCTAGCTCAGGGTTGTCTGATTGAAGCTTGACTAGGGCGTCCTGGAGGACCTCGAATGCCTCAGGCGGATCTTTAAACTCGTCTGAATAATCCATATATTCCTATCTTTTAGCAGCTGCTGCAGGTTACCTGGTCCCAGCCAGAACGTCAACCTTTTTCGAAAATTTTCTGAAGTTACTAGCTGGAAGAAAAAGTTGAATTATTATCCCGACTATGGACAACAATACAAGATTCGAACTCTACAAAAAAGCCCTCAGACAATTTTCTTTGAGGGAGGGCCATTGCCTGGTTCCCGCGATACATATTGAAATTTTCGAAGGAAAAGAAATTTTTCTGGGAGCATGGATTGGTTACGTGCGGCAGAGAAAAAAGAAAAATCAACTTTCTCAAAACCGGATCGAGGAGCTCGAGGAAATTCCAGGATGGCAGTGGGGCCCGCTTCGGCCCGGCCCAGCTACCGATAAAAATAGAAATAAAAATATTTTGGAGATGCGGGCCGCCGGAAGATCCCTCCGCCAGATCGCTGATGAATTTGATCTCAGCCGCCAGCGGATCCATCAAATCGTGAAAAAATCAAACATCTCAAATTAGTCTGGGGCGGCCAGGTGAACCCTCTTCCACCACCGTTAGGTAATTACCGTTTCCCCCCTCGGGTACCGGCCGGTAAAAAGGCGGCTCGAGGGAAAAAATGGATTATTCCATTTTTGATGTCTGGAGCTGCGGCCGCCGGGGCTCTGATGACAATACGGGCGATTTTCTAGTTACCTAGTTCGCTCGTAGTGTTATCTCTCATGTCTCTTCTATACCATCTGAACTAAGGTGTGTTACCACCTTCAGTTCGGGCTTCTGACTGTCCCAGTCCCACGTCGATGGATGGCTCCGCATCGACTCCACACGTTGCTCGTGGAGTTCCTGCAGGGATACCCAGCGCCCTCCGTACGGGAGTCTCAGGGTCTCTTTCTCAGCATCGGTGAACACGTCAGCAGAAGCCCTGTCCACCCAGCCATCTGAGTTCGACCAGAACAAGTCCACGATGACATCTTCGATCATCCAGCCAGCCCGTTCTAGGGCCTTCAGTGGCTCCCTGCGTGAACCGTCAGTCAGCATCAGTCTCGTCTCCAAAGGCCTCAAGCCATGCGCCGTAGGACTCGTCTGAGTCATCTCTTCCAATGGCCTGAATCCAGTCCTCGTACTCAGGTACGTCACTCCACACGGGAATTTGATTCACCGCACCAGTCAGTCTTGTGCGCTTCATTAGTTCTCCTCAACTGTGTCAATGTGCTCAAATGACCGATAGTACTGAGAATCCTCAGAAAGCAAAACGTTGATCCTCTCCATGAGAGCGTTGATCAACTTCTCTTTTTCATTGCAGAGACAGTCAAACCAGTCCTCATGTTCTGATGTGACTGTGAAGTTCAGTGCTATGTCGTGGTTGAATTTCGGTTTCTTGATCTTTTGCATTTTCTTCTCCTGCTCAGTGAACCGCGTTCTGAAAATGAGACTACCCCACTCACTGGATGACAACCATGGGGCCAGTGAGTGGGGTGGTCTTGTGTGCCCGTGCCACAAGCGGAGTGACACGGGCACAGAATCGCTATGAGAGTTCTACTCCCATCTTGTTCTTGTAGGTTGACTTGAATTGGTAGGGCCAGCGTGACTTGACCTTGTTGCCATTCTTCATCTTCTTCAGTGCGTCAACCGCTTCGGTGACGTACGGGAGAACGATGATGTTGTTCTTGATGCAGTAGTTGATGCACTGCATTCCAAGCATGTCGGAGTAGCCACCGCTCGTCGGGCACACACCGCCGTCCGTCACCCAAATGATCGGGGAGCGAGACGACTGACGGTTCTTGACTGCCCACTCAATTGCAGGGAAGTCCACTCCGTTGCCGTGACCGAACACGTCAGGGAGTTCATTGACCATCTTGCCCTTGTCAGCAATGACCCACATGTTCGGGCCAGTGTTGCCACGGTCGGTGTAGGCAACCACCGTTGCGCCGGGGGCGTTCTCCACCATCTGACGAATTTGGTCATGGGTGAATGACATTGACCCCGATGCGTCGATGACGACGATGCCACCAGTGCCACGACTGACCTTGTCAAAGATTCTCTTCTCAGGGTCAGTCAGCAGTCGGTGAATTCGGCGTGGCGCACGACCCATGTTGGATGCGATGCGCTTCTTGCCGATGTTGCCCTTTGTGTGCTTCGGCATTGCGCACCGTTCAATGCGGAGTTCTCCCCACTGCGGTGGTGATGCACCGTTGTACTGATCGGGCGTGATGCCCTTGTACGGGTTGCCAGTGGCAGAACCGTCACCAGTACCGCCGTTGGAGTGTCCACCAGCAGGGTTGTGCTTCTTCGGGCGACCACGCTTGCGTGGTGCTTGGCTCTCGCCTGCGCCCTCTCCGTCCCCTGCGCCTGCACCAGCACCAGTACCGTTGGTCTCAGTGCTTGTCTCAGTCGGTTCTTCGGGGACGATGCTTGCGAGGCGGTCTACCCACTCAGCGATGCGCTCAACGTGCGAGAAGCCAAGCGGTGCGAGACCAGTGCGCCTGTCAACTTCGGTTGATGCAAGTGTGCCAGTCCGATAAGCCTTCTCCATCTCTTTGACTGCTCGCTTGGAAATGTCAGCGAGGATGATTCCCCACTCACGGTTGTGGCGACGCACACCAGTCAGGAATGCCTTGTTGGATGCAGTTCCAGCGGTGGCAATTGCCATGAGAACCGCACCATGCCAGTCCTTCGTTGCCGTGATGCGCTCACCGTCAGCGGTCTCACCGCCGTCAGTCAAATTGCCCTTCACGTCAAAGCCAGCCTTTTGGCAGAGCAGGTTGACACGCAATTCTTCCACGACTGTCATTGCCTTGTTGGTGGCAATTTGACGTTCCACCCAACGTGGGTAGGAGTGTGCAGGAGTGACCTTGGCATGCATCATTTCGTGGGCACGAATGACACGGGCCAGTACGGTGTCGTGAGTCGGAGCGACCATCTCACGGGAGACGATGTTCGTTCGTGGCTCACCACGACGAGGGTTGCACTCGCTCACGTCCCAACGTCCGTGGTCGGTATCCCTGCGTCCAAGGAGTTCGGGTTCTACGACGATGGAGTTCATTACGCACTCACCTTGTCAATTGCAATTGCGTCAAGGATGGATTCGGCACGTTGTCCGAAAGTGAGACGGGCTGCTTTTTCGTCGCCGTAGGCCTTGCGAATCTTGTCAAAGGCCATGAATGCTCGGAGCGAGATTCGGCGTTCTCCAGCGTCAGCCATGCGCACTGCGTAGTTGCGCAAATCGGGCGAGAGAGCCAGCAGTGCAGTCGGGTGCGGAGCGTTGATGCGGATGCGAATCGGGAAGCGGTCAGCCAGTGCGGTCGGAAGTTCTTCCATGTTCTCCACGTTCGTGGTCATGATCGCAGAGAAGCCGTTCTTCGGTCGGTGGATGCGCCCGTTCTCAGGGTTCTCCCACGTTGCCGATTCGGGCGAGTCCAGCATGGCAAGCAGGGTGGCGAACACGTCGCCCGATGCCTTGTCAACCTCGTCCACGATGAGACGACCGCCGACGATGCCGTTGCCTTCCCACGCCTTGACGGCAGAACCGTAGTTCCATGTGAACGTGCCACGCTCGTTTGGCATGAATGCGCCCGTCACGTCAGCGTTGGTCATGTCCTCAGTGCAGACGAGACGGTAAGCACCGCCCTCAACGTTGCCCATGTTCAGACCAGCGTAGGTCTTGCCGATGCCTGACGGCCCGTAAAGAACGATGCGGTCAATGCCAGCATTGAGGCAGTCCTCAAATGCCTGCCAGCATTCAGGGAGAGTGGTGGTGGTTTGGTTGGTTGTCATTTCAGTACCCCTTTCAGTGGGTAATAGTAGTGGTGTTGTTGGTGTTATACCGACCCGACTACGGTGTGTTACCTTTCCCGATTTTGGGTGGCTTCACTGCCATGTTCGTTTCGATGTTGGCTCCATACCGCCCGAACTAAGGTGCGTTACCTTCGGTTATCGGTGGCGATGCCTTATACATGTATACGCCTACGTGCGTGCCGGGGCTTCTGCCGCGACGTGCAGCTGCCCGCAGCCCCGCTATAGAAAGAGAAACTGGCGTTATTCGCCAGCCTCCCTATCGGCCTTCGGATCACGGATTTCCCAGATGCCCTTTTTGATTTTCCTGAAGTGGGGAGATTCTCCGAGAAACTTCAGAACAGTGATGTAGGAGAAGCCAGCCTCTTCAACCAAAGCGTCGGTCGTGAACTGCTGTCCGATTTTGTCCTTTGTCCAGTCAATAAATGCGTTGTACTTATCAGCGCGCTTTTCTGTCTTGACATCTGACAAATCATCTTTCGTAATTGTCATGTCACACCAGTCGGAAATGACCCGAACAATGATGTTTTCCATTACGCCATACGAACGTAATGTCCTAATCGGATTTCCTTTTTCTCCCTCATTTTTCCAAGTCAGGAGAACATGCATTGCACGTTCGTACTCGCCCAGTTGAAAGCGTTCGTCACTGGGGATGAGCCACTTATCTTTGTACGCAGAAGAAGCACCAGCCCACTGGCTAATCATCTTCTCCTTGATGGCATCATGTGTTATTTGTGTGGTTGGCATGAGGTGACTATACCTTTCTAACTACGGTGTGTTACCAGCATCATTCTCTTCCGCCACCGTCGACTTGGCATCAGTAATACTGGGGCTTGATTTTCCCCTGAGCCGTCATGCGCTGACGGAGCATCGCAACACATTCGTAAAGTTCTGCTCGAGAAATTCCCCATTCAATTATTTGATTGTCAAAGTGACCGGCCTCAATCTCGTCGTAAATGTCGACAATTGCATCGGCCCCACTCACCCCAAGGGTGTAATAGTTCTCTTCTAGGATGTCTGCAATGTCCAGCATCTTGGACTTCTTCGATTTCATTTTTCCCCACCGAAATGGGCCCATACGTCTACTTCCGTTTCATTTCTGAGTTCCATTAATTCTGTCATTATGGAGCCGACTGAGAATCGTGCCTCCATGTAGTCGATGTCCCCCTCTAGGGTTGACATGTCATAGGTGCCAGCACCAACATCACGTCTGATTCCCTCTAAGTAGTGGAGAGCCTCTGATACTGAGTCAAAGAGTTCATCAAGCAACTCTTCAACCCTCTGCTTCGGGTCAGTCATCCCATGCCCCAAAGTCTAGAAGAGCATCGTGAATCCAGTCCCAGATTTCTTCGGTCAAGTTGTTTTCTTCCCACTTGTCCCATTCTTCTACGACCTTGCTCCATGCTTCTGCATCTGGGGCGTCGTATTTGCCATCATCGGTTATGAAACGGTTGAAAACACCCTTATCCCACCAGTCGATGATGATCTCTTCGTCTGGGTCAAGTTCCATGAGCATTTCAATTGCGTTTTCGACTCTCATAAGAAAATCCCTTCTTTCAGCATTTTTACTGCCCTTTCGGCCGCTTTCCCAGTCTCCTCAAATAGGTCTACGTCGTAGATTGAGTAGCAACCAGCGCAGACATAGAGACTTCCATCCCATAGGCCGTCCATGATTGGCTCAACGGGAGTGCCATCTTTCAGGCACGTGTAGAAGCCGTCCTTGTGTGGCTCGTTCCCGCACTGGCAAACGAGCCAGTCTGCAGTTGTCTCCCTAAGATTGAGTGGCATCAGCGGTCACCACCTCAAAATAAATCTCTTCCATGTACGGCCCAAAGTCCTCCGTGTCGCGGTTTGAGTAGAAGAAGTCATCCTTCATCACATCGAGAAGCGTGAACGGGTCAATGGCATCAGGAACCTTGATTTTGACGGTGATTTCTTTCATGTCGTACCCATACCCCTACAACTAAGGTGCGTTACCAACCGACCTTATCTGCCCTTTCGCAAATGTCGCTCATCTTATTATTGCGCCACTCGGACTGCTTATCCCAGTATTCAGTCAGTTGCTCATGGGTTGCATCTTCTGGCAGTTCTTCAGGATAGTTGCATGGCTCAAAGAACTCCTCAAAAAGAATCTTTCCAGCCTTCATAACGTGACATCCTGCAAAGAATCCAGCCTCTTCGTCAAAGTCAAACGCAAAGCGCAGTTTCGGGAACATGGCAGAGATTTTCGTGTGAGCCTCATCGCCAGAACCCCACGGCAAGTCATAGACGTACACGACTTCCCAGAGACCATTGTTGAGTGGCTCCAGTTCGGAGTCCACGAACGTATGGCAGTCACCCCACTTGACACCCCAGTTCTGGTATTGCCAATCGTACCAATCTGATTCTCCGTACTTTTCCACCATTTGCTTTGCAAGTTCCGCTTGCTCTGGAAGAATAGGGTGCGAGATTTCGAAAAGTTCTTCTGGGCAGGGGATGAAAGATTTGTAGATTTCGATGACTGTTTTTGACATCATCGGAAACTTGCCTTCCAGTTCCTCTTTTTCCGTTACCAGAACCTTGGAGACAAAGTCCTTGACATCTTCCTCGGTTCCAGTGACCGCCATCCGCGTGTTAGTCCAGTTCGGCATTTCAGTTACTCCCTTTGGTGTTTGTAGTAGTTGGATTCACTATACCAAGCCAACTATGGTGTGTTACCAAGTCTCTTCCACCACCGTTGTGTTTGTGGGGCTTACCCATTTGCCCATTGTGGGAAAATCCCACAGCGGTCTGGGCGCGGCGGGGCTCCGGAAGGGTGGAGTCGGCCCTACTACTAGCCGACCCCACGATCTAGATCTCATTGCCGTCCTGATCAGTGAAGATCAGGTCGTCAATCTCGTTTTTATGGCCCCATCCGCATGAGAAATCGTCCTCACAGTACGATTCAACGCGCTCCATGACCTCGCCAATGGTTACATCGCCCGTCTCTGAAGGGTCTCGATCTCCAAGGATGTTCTCCACGACCTTTGCCACGTCATAAGAGATGACCCTAGTGACGTTGATCGTCTTGGGAAGTTCGCTCATGAGACCACCCAGTAGGAATCTTCGCCCTGAACAAGGCCTAGGCCGGAGCCGTTGTCCCACTTGACAAACACTGTGCCAATGTCGTCAATGTGGTCTACGACGCCCTCGTCCCCCGATTTGAGATTCGTGTAGGGGTCTGTGGTGCGCACTAGACGCACTCTCTTGCCGATGAGGTCTCGCCTCATTGCTTCAACCGTTTCACGTGAAATCGTCCTCACAGGGTCACCTCTTCCTCTTCTCCCTTATAGGGAGCATCCTGAACGTCTTGCCAGTCAGGCTCGG